GGAAGGCTCAGGCTATCGATAAGTCTGTCAATCCGCCTATGGAAGCTGATATTCAACTCAAGAACCAACCCGCCTCTCTTCTACCTGGCGGCATCACCTACACCGCAGGCCTTTCCCAAACCGGAAACCCAGGCTTCCGCTCTATCTACGGCAACTGGAAACCTGGCATAGCGGAAATCTCCGAAGACCTAAAGGAAATCCGTGACCGAATCAAGCGAGTATTCTTCAATGACGTCCTTCAGACCGCTTCTCAATACGAAACCCGCTCCAACGTCACCGCTGTCGAGTGGGACATGCGAAAATCTGAATCCTTGGTCATGCTCGGACCAGTTCTACAGAGAATATATGACGAGGGCCTTAAACCTGTGGTCGAACGAGTCTTTGCTATCGCCGCACGAGCAGGAATACTACCACTGGCTCCTCAATCCTTCCAGGGAGCCGCAATTAACATAGAATTCATCTCAATGCTTGCGCAAGCCCAATCCGCTGCCTCCACCGCAGGGATAGAACGTCTTTTGCAGATCGCCGGAGGCCTAGTCGGAGTAGACCCTGCTGTTATGGACAACATCGACATCGATTTCTGCCTCGATAAGTATTCCTCGCTAATGAACAACGACCCACGCATCATCCGCTCTCCAGAAGAGCTCCAACAGATCCGTGCTCAACGTCAACAGCAACAACAGCAACAACAAGCTGCGCAACAAGCCGAAATGGCAGAGAAATACGCTGCGAGCGCCAAGAACCTTAGCGCTACAGACGTTGGGGGAGGCCAAAACGCCCTTCAAGCAATGGTAGGAGGAGGAAGCACATAATGTCAGGACTTATCGCCTTTATTATCAGCATAATCCTGCTCCTAGGAGTAGGCGCTATCTTCTTCATCACTATCGACGGAATAGCCAAGGACGCTCTTCTTGCCAAGATCGCCAAGATCGCCGTAGGCTGTTGCCTTCTAATCGCCTTCATCCTAGCCGTTGCCGCTGCGCTAGGCTTCGGTGGCAGCGCCTTCTCCGCTACCCCACAAGGCATCATCACCTTCGCCGTTGGTGTTCTTATCCTAATCGCCGTTCTCTACATCGTCGATATGGTCCTCAGCTGGATCGGCTCTGCGATGGGAGTTGGTGAACCAATCGTCACAGCAATCCGCTATATCATCACAGTCGTCGCCTTAATCTGCCTCCTACTCTTAGCAGCTTCAGCTTTGCTAAGCAAAGGCGGCGCCTCCATTCCAGGCTTCGGCCCAATGCCAAACATCATGGCTCCGGAGAAAAGATGATGACGAACGATCAAGCGAACGAACTAGTCACTCTATGCAACGGTTGTGGAGAGCCTATGCGATTTATGGGCGAGTGGCCGGTTCAATTCCCAAAGTCCAACGGACCTAAGAACATCCAACAAGTATATCGCTGGATATGCCGAACCTGCAGGACACCTAGCGAAGCTAGCGCAAAGGGAGTGCCCGTAGCAATATCAATAGTTGGAATGTGTGATGGCTTATAACGCCGCTGAACGCAAGGACGTCCGAAGGGCAGAGAAAGATGCAAAGCTCGCCGAGCAACAGCGCCGAGAAGTCATTGTGGGACTCATGTCTGCCATACCCGGAAGGAGATGGGTGTTGGAGACTCTTGAGTCGTGCCACATCTTCCGTACCAGCTACAACCGAGACCCTACAACCATGGCGTTCATGGAAGGCCAACGTGACATCGGTCTCCGGCTCCTCAACGACATCATGGCCTCCTGTCCCGACGATTACATCCAAATGATGAGGGAATCAAATGAGCGACGTAGCACTAGCGAACGAACCAGCAGCGAGAACAGAGACGGGAGTGATCAAGGACCAGACGCCCCCGACGGCTTTGGAGACGCCCCCGACGACTCCACCGACGACGCTGCCACCAGCGTCAACTGAAGCTAAGCCGCCGGAGGACAAATCCTCTCTCCTCAACAAAGGCGAGAAGAAAGCCGAAGCCGTTGGCGCCCCTGAGAAATACGAAGCCTTCAAAGTCCCCGAAGGCCACCAGATGGATGAGAAGGAAACCAAAGAAGTCGGGGAACTCTTCAAGGAATTGAACCTAACCCAAGCCCAGGGCCAGAAGCTCATCGACAAATATGTCGCTACAAACCAAGAAGCCTTCAACGCCCCATTCAAAGCCTGGGAAGAGCTTCAAGAGAAATGGACCAACGAAATCAAGCTCGATCCAGATATGGGTCATCGGCTTCCAGAAATCAGAACGACGATTGGCAAAGCCCTCGATGGCCTCGGCGACGCAAAACTCACCGAGGGTTTCCGCACCGCCATGGATCTCACAGGCGCAGGCAACCACCCCGCCTTCGTAAAGGCCTTCTGGAAGCTTGCGCAAGCCGTTACCGAAGGCGGTCACGTATCCGGCACCGGCCCCTCGGCCCTTGGCCAACGAGCCCCCGGCCAATCCGCTACACCAACCGCTGCCAAAGCCCTCTACCCGAATCTACCCTGAACCCAGCCTCAGAGAGGATGAACCGCAAAGCGCAGATGGGAGAAAGGTCCGCCCCTTGAAACTTAACCAGTTAGGAGAGCCATAATGGCTACCTTAGGCGCAACGGCATTAACCTATGCCGATTGGGCTAAGAGAATGGGGGATGACTATCGCATCGCAGCGATCATCGAACTCCTCTCTCAGACCAACGAAATCCTCGACGATATGCTCGTCGTCGAAGGCAACCTACCGACCGGTCACAAAACGACCGTTCGCACCGGCCTACCACAAGCCACTTGGCGTTTGCTGAACCAAGGCGTTCCCAATGCCAAGTCAACCACAGCGCAGATCGTCGACACCTGCGGCAACCTCGAAACCTACGCCGTTATCGACAAGGACATCGCTGACCTCAACGGCAACACCGCTGAGTTCCGCCTGTCCGAAGTCAAAGCGTTCCTCGAGGGTATGTCACAACAGGTTGCCTCCACTCTTATCTACGGCAACCAATCCACCAACCCTGAACGCTTTACCGGCCTTGCCCCACGTTATTCGACGTTAACCGCTGCCAACTCCTCCACCGCAGCCAACGTACTCTCCGGTGGCGGCGCTGCCTCTACCAACACCTCCATGTGGATCGCTGTGTGGGGATCCGACACCCTCCACGCTACCTTCCCAAAGGGCAAGATCACCGGCCTCCAACACCGTGACATGGGCGAGTGGCCAGTCCTCGACTCCGCTTCCAACACCTTCCAAGCCTACCGGGATCACTTCAAATGGGAAATCGGCTTGGTCCTCCGAGACTGGCGTTACGTTGCACGAGTCTGTAACATCGACGTAACCCTCCTAACCGGCGTTAGCGCCGCGAACCTAATCAACCTCTTGGTTCGTGCCCTCTACCGCCTCCCCACCGCACCGGTCTCCGCTACCACTATCCAAACCTCGGACTCCCCTGAAGTCCGGGCCAATATGGGTCGCACAGTCATCTACTGCAACCGTGTCGTCCGAACCTACCTCGACTTGCAGGCGATGAACAAAACCAACGTCCTCCTCCGTATCGAGGAGTTCGATGGCAAACCCGTCACGACCTTCCGTGGTATCCCGGTTCGCACCTGCGACGCGATCCTCAACAACGAAGCCACTGTGGCCTGAAAGGAGCACAACATGATCCTCGACGCATTTCTACAGTTCACTGGCTTCCCGGCCACCGGCGGCATCGTCGTAACCGGGACGAACTACGATCTCCCAACGACTGGCTCTCAGAACTCCAGCAACGTCATCGACCTTCACATGTCCGGCATCCCGGTCCTTGCCAACTTGCAAGGTGCCCGAGATATGGGCATAGGCGATAGCCCTGCGCTGAAGCTCTTGGTCCAAATCACAACCACCTTCGGCAGCGGCACAACCCTTCAGGTCGTCCTTCAAGGCGCACCTGATAACGGCTCTGGCGCTCCCGGCTCATACACCAACTGGTGGGCCTCTCCAGTCTACGCTGAAGCCTCCCTAGTCGCAGGCGCTCGCCTGTACGACATGGACATGCCTCGACCTCCAGCTGGCGTTGGTATCCCTCGCTTCCTACGCTTAGGCTACGTCAGCACTGGTACTCACCTCACTGGAGCCCTCGGTGCATGGATCGTTCTCGATCGTATGGATCAAATGTACAACGCCACAAACAACGCAGTGCTCGGTGGCTACCCAGCTGGCATCACCATTGCCAACTAACGGAGGACCCTATGACGACTTACATCGTGGTTGACGCTGACGACCGCTACGACACTGTCACGTCAACCAAAGCCTCCGGCGCTCAACGGCATGAGATAGTCAACGGAGCATTGAACGGAACATTGTTCTACGGCTACTCAGGTTCCGTGAACGGGACCACTACCTTCTACTCCGTAGACAACGGACCCTCCCTTGGTAGAGGGATAAGTACGACATGACGAAGCTCAGAACACTCTGGATCGTGGGGGCCTTCGTGGCCCTCACTTTCCCCGCCTTTGCGCAACCCGGTGGGCAACCACTGATCTGCGCTAAGACCTTCCAGGTCTCACAAGCAGCCGTAGCGCTAACCAAGATCGTCTCCGGCGCTGCTGGCACCTCAATCAACATCTGCGGCTTTACCGCTAACGCAGGCGCAGCTGCAGCTACCTTTGCCCTATCCTATGGCACTGGAACCAACTGCGCTACCGGCACCGTCTCCATAACCCCCGTCTTCGCCTTAGGCATCA